CTTCATGCTCTCAACTACCTTAGTCTCCTTACCCTTAGTGATACATGGTGTCTGTCCACAACCACAGTTCATATCAGAACCTGGTTCTACATCACCTTTCTCTTCTACGTTCAGTGTCTTAGGATAGTCCTTGTCACCTTTCTTTGCTTTGGGTTCTCCTCTCTTTCTCTTGGCATGGATGTTATCCCATAGTCCTTTCTTCTTACCTTCTTCTACTGAAGCAGGAGTGCCATCGCCACCTAGATCCTTATCCCTTTCCTCATCTGTGATATCATGTGGTACAACCTTTCCATCAATGTCTTTTTCATGATGCTCTTTAGTTGCCATCTTCTTCGAGATCGCTTTACGTCTCTTATGTAAGAACTTGTCACTACCGTCTACGTCTCCATCGTTATCAATGTCTTTGTCTTTGCGGTTAGCAAATTTCTTCTTCACTGCCTTCTTGTTTACTGGATCAAGACCACCCTCATCAAGAACTTCCTTGTTCTTATCATCGTTGATAGCGTGTTCGTGATACTCAGACAGTGTTACGTTTAGAGTCTGTACTGGTACGTTCTGCTCTAGACCGTGCTCAAACATTACATCGTAATGTGATACGTTACCATCTTCGTCTAGTGTATGCTGTTCCTTCAGACAGTTTCCTGCTCCCCACTCTGGATGCTCAACCTTGGTAGCACATGCATGCTTAGGTTTCTTGATGGATGGTTTACCCTTCGTACCTTTTGGTTCTGCCATCTTCATGCCAGGTGCGTCACCGCCACCTACACCTTTTGCTCCTCCTGCTCCTTTAGGATTCTTGTTAGCAGTTCCTTCCTTTCCGACTGGTGTTTTCTTGACTGGTGGTACTGGTGAGTACTCGTTAAGCTGTGCTACTACAGCTTGAACTAGGGATTCATGGTTGTCCATCTTATCTTTTTTGGGGTCTGTTGGTATTACTTGGTTGACTTTCTCTGTGCCTTTGGGTTTCTGAACCTTCTGACCAGGTGTCAACGACATAACATATTGCCTGTAGGCATCCGTACCAATTTCAAAGACTTCCTTAACGTCCTTGACCCATGTACGGAACTTTACATCTTCAGCTGTCAAACATATAAGATAGTTAGGACCTCTACGTATGATCTTACCTACGTTATCCTTTTCAGTGAGTACCCACTCACCTACCTTATAAATTTCTTCACGATAATATTGATCACGGACGTTCTGATCCTTGACCTCTTTACGTATCGTTTTGAAATCGCTGAAAGATTTCATCAAACTCTAATCTTATTACAGTTTTATTTATAACAGTTCTGCTATTTCATCCATTAAATTCCGCGTTTCTTTAGGTCCTAAAGCCTTTGGTATACCTGCCTTGAACCCCTCGAAGTCTCCAGATGCTGCTGCTCTCCGCATCTTGGTACCAGATATAGCAAAGGTATCACCATCAGCATCACGCTCTCCACTAGATATAACTTCTATCTTTCTAAAGGTATAGTCCTTACCATTATACTTCTTGACCCACTGCATTGCCTGTACTCTGTCAGACCCTACAACCAAGTAAGCATCATCATATCCCTGTGACTGAAGTTCTGATAGAACCTCCACTGGAGTTCTAGGACCTGATCTAATCTTGCCTTTGAGATTAGGAAACATCTTCTTAGCATAGTACAACTTCCTATCGGGTGGTAGTGGATCAGTTCCTTTCTTCTGTGTCTGTGACAGATAGATGTAGTAGTCACACCTCCCTGCCTTACTTGCTACAGCAGAAAAATTCTCTGCGTGACCTATAGTAGGTGGTTGGAACCTACCGAAGGTAAAGTATACACATTTATAATCAATTATTTCCATGACTTATCCAATGTGAAATTAATGAATGAGAACTCAACTCTATTTACAAGTTTAATCATGTCACCACCATGGTGTAGTACATAACCTTCTGGTGCTGTCACCCTGTATCCATTCTCTGTCTGTACATATGTTCTGAATGATTCTAACTTGTCAAGAGCACTGATGACTAACTGTTTACTCTCTTGTATCTTTCTATAGAGTGCGAACATAGCATGGAACTCCTGCTCATTGTCCTCAAGATATGTTAGACCATCATACAGTTGCTTTCTTCTCTCTGCCTGTTTCTGTACACTCTTCATCTTAGATACTTCTTTGTTCATCTTAGTATGATAGAACTCACCTAGTGACTTGAGTGCTTTCTTAGGATCAGTGATAGTACGTGATGCTTTGATCTCCGCATTGAAGAATGTCTTGACGAATGATCCCACGTAGAATTTCTTGTTACCTGTAGTCCCTGCGTTCTGCACCAGTTCATCTAGGAAGTCACCTGACTTCTTACACATCTGCTCTATGATCTGTACGTTACCTTCAAACTTTTTAAAGTCACTAGATGACATACCTACGTCCTGTATGGGTGTGTCATTCTGTATGCACACACAGTTGGTTGAACTCTCTACCTTTGCTCCTGCCTGTGCTGACATAGATTCAAGATCAGATCCAGTGTAGTGTGTATGAAACACCACTCCTATCTTTGCCTTAGCAACTGCCTTACCTAGGTCATGATCCTCTGGTATACCATAGGTGATAGTGTTAGCTCTGAAGGTGATGAGTTTCTCATCGTTGACAGTCTCTGTCTTCTTGTCACCCTCAGTGAACATGAGGTCACCCTGTATGACACCCTTGATGTCAAGTTCCTTAAAATATTTTAGTGATGCGTGTAGTTTCTCAGCAAGACCTGGTTTGTCAGAGTAATAGTAATCTATATCTGTAGGGGTATAACATATCTTAGGTTCATCCTTATTGAAGACTGACTTGTTACCCACAAAGAACTCACCACTAGCAGGGTCAATGCCACACACAACAGAGGGTGCACCGTCCCACTTGGTTTGTATAGAACCAGAACTCTTAGCTCCACCAATCATCTTCACCAGTTCCTTCATGAAACGAACTGCTGCTTCACAACCTTCTGTACCATAGTTGAGCATCTCATCTTCTATATGCTCTAGGTGTTTTAGTTTTACAATGTTTGCCACTAATCAAGCACCTCAGTATATGTTGCCTCACCTGTCATCTTATATGCTGACTGTAACTTGTCAGGATATACTCTGTTAGGATCATCTTTAGTACCAGATGTGGTTGTGTTTCTTATGTTAAACATCAAGTTCATCTTTGGTGTAGTCACATGCATGTTGATTCTCTTTGCTCCTCCTGTCTCACCACCATACTCTACTCTTATTGAGGATGCTTTAGATGCTGACTCTAAGAAATCTTTATCAATCTCAAAGTGTTTGATCTTACCTCTCTCTAGATGTACATAGTGATATCCATATCCCAGTGATCCTTTGATCAACTGCTTCAACATTTCTTTGTTACCAGAAACATTTGCTGTCTGTTTATATGACCTGTCACCTTGATCAAACTTATTAAATGTGTCACAGAGCTTCTGATTATCTAATCCAAATGTTTTCATGAGTGCTTTACCACTCTCGGAAGTTATGTTACATGCCTTGATCTCTGCCACTGGGAACACACTACCCTTCAGTCCAAGGTTAGATAAGTTTGTCGTGCCACTGGTCTTACATGATATGTAATACTTCCTCGTCTTATTGTCAGCACACAGAACCTCTAGTGTCAGGTCAGTAACTGTAGCACCTATGTCATAACCCAGTGAGTCAGATGCATCACCTACTCTCCACTTCTTACCTTCCATTTGGATAGGTCTTTTCTTATTCTCTCCACCCTCTGCTATACACTTGACTGCCTTACACTCTTCCAGTTTATAGTGTGCGATCATCTCTTTGATGAACTGACTGTACTTGTGCTTGGTGTTATTATCTTCTATCCAGTTATCAAATCCTTCTTGTAGTTCTATCTCAAACAGTGTGCCTTGGTTACCTAGTCCTCTGTTACCTCTACTACCATCACCAAAATCTATCCTCAACATCTGTAGTTTTAATTCTTTCTTTAAGTCACCTAGTTTAAATGCTGTTTGTAATGCTCTCCTTATCTTACACTCATTCTTTTTCTTAGGATCAAATGCCAGTGGGTCTTCTATCTTTGGATACTTCTTGACGAGATGATCATACAACCTTTTGACATCAGATATTATCTCAGTCTTAGAACCTGATACTATGCTAAGTGCTTCCTTTCTGCTCTTTGGTATTGCGTCGTATGCCATCAGAATTGTTTCCAGTACCGTGGGTGTGTGAGTCCTCCTTCTTTATTTAGATCTAGGTTTGTGAGTAGCACGTCTCCTGCTAGACTCCAACGGTGTCCAGTATTATATGTCATGTGTCTCAGGTTGGCAGGGAATATTAGTAGGTCACCCTCTTGTGTGTTCTCCTCCCAGACAGATGTGTTAGAAAAATTCTTTTCAGCATCAGCAAATGCCTGTGGGAACCACTCGTTCTGACTATCCTTTGTAAAGCATAGTGGATCTTGTGTGTCCAAGTAATACACCCATGATATATGAGCAGGGTCATGACAATGATTAGGAACTGAACAGTCCTCACCACTGACAGCATACCATGTCTTCATGAAGTGGATATTATATTCTACGTTCATAGATGCTAGGTACTGATCTATACGATCATTGACCTCTAGCATAAAACTATTAAGTTGTGGGTCAAGATGTACTAACACCTTACCATTCAACTCTCCTGTTAGACCGTCATTAAACCTGTGATGTTCATACCTCTTGGCAACCCAATCGGTATAGTCAATTAAATTAAATTTACCTACTGTTGTAGGGAATAAATTAATCGTCTCCATGTATCTGAACCCAAGGGTTATCTCCTGATCTAGACTTGTTGTATATAATTATTCTGTCGTTCTTATAGTCTGGAACGAACTCCAACTCGTCCGTATGTGGCCACATCATCTCTTCGTAAAGAGAGTTTAGTTTTGCCATGTCTTCGTAGAGATCACCTGTCATCTGACGCTCTGTTCTCCGATTTGTATATGTCAAACGTACCTGTAGGATATCTCTTCTCTAACTTCTTGACATTTACTTCTAAAACTTCTTCAAAGTCTACACCGAGTGCCATACATGCCTGTGCTACGTACCACATAACGTCACCCAACTCAATAATAAGATGTTCTCTATTACTGTCGCTCCAAGGCTTACCTTGGAAGACCATCTTCTTAACAATCTCCAAGAACTCTCCGCTTTCAGCAGCAAGGCCAACACCAGAAGTGGTAAGACGTTCAATATTGGCACCCTCTCGGTCAAGTTCAACCAGACGATCAGCAAGATCGACAAAATCTTTAGAACAATCGGATGTGACAGCATCTACAAACTTTTCGTAGCGTTTAAAATCAATTTCTTTCATAGTGTTTTCAAATATTCAAGGACTTGATCTCTAATTGACATCAGTTCCTTGTGGCATTGTTGGTTGTGAGCACAACCACGTAGATCGTGGTCAGGTTTCAATACTGATTCAATGAACAGTGCCTTTGCTCTAGCATACTTTTCCTCATCGGAGATGTTGCCACCTATGGCACCTTGGTCTTTCATTAGAATTTAAAATCATTGAACTTATTTTTAGAAGCATTAGTCAGAACCTTTACAGTGTCCTCATTCAGTTTGATCTGACCTGAGTCCATGATATTATTCTGTGCCTCTTGCTCAACATTATATAGTCTCATCTTCGCTCTGTCAATACCCACAACGAAACGTTTGTTAAGAGTGGGATCATAGTATCTATTCTTTAACTGTTTAACCATTATCTGATTTTGCTCTTCCAGTTCTTCCGTAGATATAAGAGCGAACATAAGATCAGCAGTTGCAGGAAGACCAAAGGATTCAGATGTATCAGTAAGATCGACATCGCTACTACCATACCCAGAACGAGTCGTCTGAGTAGCGGAGACGATAGGTACATTAAATTCAACTGCAAGACCACGGAGCTCTTCCGCAATCGACTTAACCATGGTATATGAATTGACCGACGCATTTCTAAACCTCTGCGATGTACAAATATTTAGATAGTCGACAAAGATAATCTCAGGTCTGAATGATTTCTTGAGTGCTAGATCATTTAAGAGTGCTCGGAAGTGACCCGCATGTGCTGAAGCAGTCGGGTACTCCTTGACGATAAGTTTACCCTGTGTCTTCTGTGACAGTGCTGTGATCTTGTTCTCAAACATCACCTTGGGTAACTGTGCTAGTGTCTGTATGTCTACGTTGAGGAGGTTTGCGTCAATTCGTTCAGCAATTTTTTCCTCTGCCATCTCCATTGTAATGTAGAGTACGTTCCTCCCTTGGAGCAGCACGGAGCTAGCAACATGGCACATGAATAAAGACTTCCCGACACC